AAAAAACAAAAGCTCGTAAAAAAAAAAGACTGACCTAGAAAATTGATTTAAAACTATAAAATATATTATTATATGGCTCTACAGATTAAAATGATTGATTTTCAAGTAAGTGATATGCGCGAAGACTTTAGCATCCAAATGTACGGATTGGATGAAAATCGTAAAACATATTCAGTGACAATAAATCATTTTAATCCATTTGTATATATTTTAGTATCAAATGAATGGTCTAAATCTAAAACAGAAGAGTTTATAGAACATTTTAAACAACACGATAATAAGTCTATTTCTAAAGGGGCTGAAGATATTGTATCTTATGAATGGGTTAAAAAAAAAACCTTATATGGATTTGATGCGAATAAATATTATAATTTTGTATATATTTCATGTAGAAATATGTGTTTCATTCATAAATTAAAATCCCTTTATTATGATCGTGATACTCAAAAACTAAATGACGGATATTTATACAATAAGTTCTATACAAAAATATATGAATGTATGATTCCACCTCTATTAAGGTTCTTTCATATTCAAAAAATAAGTCCTTCGGGATGGGTAAAAATTTCGACTTATAAAAAATATACAAATAAAAGAACTCATATGGATATGGATATTGGTTGTAATTATAAAGACGTTATTTCTATTGATAAAGATGATATGGTTCCATATAAGATTTGTAGTTTTGATATTGAAGCCAATAGTAGTCATGGTGACTTTCCTGAAGCAGCCAAAGATTATAAAAAAGTAGCTTATGATATTGTTTATTATTTAAAAGAAGAAAATGTAGAAGATTATAATTATTTATTACGGGACTTACTTGAAAATATTTTTGGATTTAAAGATAGTTTATATATTGATAAATGTTTTCCTATTGAAAAATATACTTATAGTCTTTTTGAAAATAATATAGATGAATTATATAAAAAAAAAATATCTACCACTAAAGATACAGAGCATAAATTAAAAAAATATTTTTGTAGTGAAGAAGAAAACATTAAAATTAAAAAAATTAAACAAGCTGACGTTGTAACAATGTTAATAGATAATTCGATTGACAATCCTAACAAAATAGCACACCTTATTACATTATTAGATAGTGTATTTCCTGAATTAGCTGGCGATCAAGTAACTTTTATAGGTTCTACTTTTGTAAATCATGGAGAAGAAAAACCTTATTTAAATCATTGTATATGTTTAAATGATACAATTAATATTGTAGATAAACAGACGATTGAATGTTATAATAGTGAAAAAGAAGTATTATGTGCTTGGAGTAAATTAATACAAAAAGAAGATCCAGATATTATTATTGGTTATAATATATTTGGATTTGATTATCCATTTATGTTTGAAAGAGCAAATCAATTAGATTGTTTGAGTGAATTTATGACACTAGGTAGACATAAAGAACAATCGTGCGAACTTATTGAAACGAGCATTGTTCTAGCATCTGGTCCATTTGAATTAAAATTATTACCTATGATTGGACGATTACAAATTGATTTATATACTTATATGCGTAAAGAATTTAGTTTACCTTCTTACAAATTAGATTATGTATCATCTTATTTAATGAGTGATAAAGTCACCAAATATAAAAATATAGATAATACGTCTATGATTTATACTAAAAATATGAAAGGTTTGGAATTATATAGTTACGTTCATTTTGAAATTCAGAATCATTCAAGTGAGTTATATTTAGATGGTAAAAAGTTTAAGATTATTGAATTGTCTGATGAAGGGTTTACAATTGATTCTACATTAGATATAAAAGATTCCTTTAGTTGGGGGTTATCTAAGGATGATGTATCTCCTAAGGATATTTTTGAAATGACTAAAAAGGGTAAAGAAGAGAGAGGAATTATTGCTAAATATTGTATTCAAGATTGTAATTTAGTTCATCATATTTTTCAAAAGATTGACATAATGACAACATTCACTGAAATGAGCAAATTATGTAGCGTGCCTATACAATTCTTAGTATTACGGGGTCAAGGCATTAAATTAACTAGTTATATTTCTAAAAAATGTAGTGAAAAAGATACACTAATGCCTCTTATATCAAAAGGAAATGATAGTGACGCATACGAAGGAGCTATTGTATTAGAACCTAAATGTGGATTATATTTAGATAATCCGGTTGCTTGTGTCGATTATAGTTCTCTGTATCCGTCTTCAATTATTAGTGAAAATATTTCACATGATAGTAAAGTTTGGACTAAAGAATTCGGTTTAGATGGCAATATTAAAAAAAATAAATATGGAAAAGAATATATCACTGGGACAAAAGATAGTGATGGAAATTTCATATATGACAACTTAAAAGATTATGAATATGTCGATATTAAATATGATACTTTTAAATATGTAAGAAAAACTCCATCTGCTGCTGCTACGAAGGTTTTAACTGGCTACAAAATTTGTAGATATGCTCAGTTTCCAAATAATGAAAAAGCGATTATGCCTTCTATTCTAGATGAACTTTTAGCTGCTCGTAAATCTACTAAAAAACAAATGTCAAAAGAATCAGACCCTTTTAAACAAAATATTTTAGACAAACGACAATTGAGTATTAAAATTACAGCTAATAGTTTATATGGGCAAACTGGAGCAAAAACAAGTAGTTTTTATGAAATCGATGTAGCAGCATCGACTACTGCAATTGGACGAAAGTTACTCATTTATGCGAAAGAAGTCATCGAAAATGTTTACGGAGATACAGAAGTAGATACAAAATATGGAAAAATGAAAAGTAAAGCTGAATATATTTATGGAGATACAGATTCGGTATTCTTTACATTTAATTTTGAAGATTTAAATGGTAAAAAAATAAAAGATAAACAAGCATTAGAAATGACTATTGATTTAGCAAAAGAAGCAGGTCATTTATGTACATCGTTTCTTAAGGAGCCTCACGATTTAGAATATGAAAAAACTTTTATGCCATTTTGTTTGTTATCTAAAAAAAGATATGTTGGCATGTTATACGAAGAAGATGTAAATAAATGTAAAAGAAAATCTATGGGTATTGTATTAAAACGTCGTGACAACGCACCTATTGTAAAAGATGTATATGGTGGTATTATAGATATTTTGATGAAAGAAAAAGACATAGAAAAATCTATAGATTTCCTACATAAAATGTTAACGGATATTATTGATAAAAAAATTATTATTGATAAATTAATTATTACTAAATCTATAAGGTCTTTCTATAAGAATCCAAATCAAATCGCTCACTGTGTTCTAGCAAACCGAATTGGTATTAGAGATCCTGGTAATAAACCGGCTCCTGGAGATAGAATTCCTTTTGTTTATATTCAAACAAAAGGAAAAAAATTACAAGGCGAACGTATTGAAACGCCATCATTTATTAAAGAAGAAAATCTTAAGATAGACTATGGATTTTATATTTCAAATCAAATTATGAAACCAGTCATTCAAATATATAGTTTAGTTTTATATGATATGAAACAGTTTAAAAGACGTAAACTATCTTTTATTCAAGAAATAAATACTTTACAACAAAACGGAGATGAACCAGATAAAATAAATAAAAAGATACAAAGTCTAAAAGATAAAGAAGTTGAAAAAATATTATTTAGCAAATATTTAACCACGTGTGTTAATATGAAAAATAACAATCAAATGATAACTAACTTTTTCAAATAACTATAATGAATTATCGGTATACATCATTTTATCGTGATCGATTTGTTCTTCGTCTGTATCATAAACAGGACAAGGGTATCCATAATATTCACCGTCCCAATTATGAATATGTGCAAATATTGTCACTAAAATATAGTCAAATACATGGGAGTATTTATGTTCTTGTAGTCTTCCTAGAAATCTTTGTCTTATTAAACGTTTAGACGATTTATCATCATTTGTATGTTGAGCTATATATTCAAGTTCACTTGATAAACATTCCATACTATAATATTGACCCTCTAAATAATGTTCATATTTCATGTTATATAATCCATTTGTAGTTGAACCAATAGATAAGTCTACACATTCTCCAAATTTTGTCATATATTCAATTTGTTTGTCTGGATTTTCAATACATCTTTGCGCGATACTATCTGGATTTCCATTACGATTAAATGGAAAATAACCTTGTTTTAGACGATTTAAATAAATAGGCAATTCTGATATATAACTAGATGTTTGTCTATATCCAGGATAATTTTTCATACTACCTATGCGATTTAGTTTAGGTGAATCACCTACGTTAATTCCTTGTGTATTATAAAATTTACCTGGACCCCATGTGGATGGTTCATAAAGTCCAATAAATGGAAATAGATTAGTTACATAATCAGACATATCTGTATGAGCCGTTTGTAATAAGCTTCTCAATACGGACGCAGATAAAAGACTTATTTTTTTTGAAATACTTTGGGCGTTAGAATGACTTGTAACATAACTACGATGTCTAGATAAAAATAAACAATCTATATCACTTGGATTTGCTAATATATTTTGAGTATTTCCTATAAAATCTCCTTCTCTAAATAAGGCATCTAAATCATTATTAAAATCATCATATAATTCGTATTCTGTTAAATATTCATTTATATCTCTTTTTATTCCTTCTAACATATTATGTTCTTCTACACTATCATTCAAATAACATAATACACCCGCAAATACATAAAATATATTACCACCACTTAATACATAAGAAGACATATCCATAGCTTCATGTAAGTAGTTATACCATTGATTTTTTAGTTCATTATTTACACTTGTTATAGTACAACTTAATAGATTAATACATCTTTCTAAGTAAATATAATCTTGGGGGTCTTCATTATGTATTGGTCTGAATGCTCGTCCATAATTATATATAGCATAACAAATATTAGCCTTAGTGAAATGTCCACATATAATTTTATATATGTATTCGTTTATCGCTCTTTTTATTAAAGGATTACTTATACTATCTAAATCTACATTATCTGGTTCACTATATGTTTGATTATCAAATAAATATCTCATTGAACGATATAGGTCGCTTTCTTGATATCTTTGCCATATATATATATCTTTAAATTGTTCATACCAAGTATTCTGTGTATCAGAACGAGTTAATCCGCCATTACCAGTTTCCCGTTTATCTTTGAATGCTTTTAATATTTGTCGTTTCAATAATTCTGAATAACTGCTGTTGATATTACACATAGCTTCTTCAATCGCTTCAATATTGGTTGAAATATTAGATAATGCGCTTGATGCACAGCAATGTGGGTCAATTCCTATTACTAAATTATCTACTAATTCGGTTAACTCGGTTTCTTCTTCTAGTTCTTCTTTACCCATTTCATTATTTTCATACGAATCATATACATAATATTCATCATCTTCTTCGTCTTCATCATTATTTGAGTAACTAGCAGTAGCATTATTATTACTGTGTTCATTATTACTGTTTTCATTATTACTGTTTTCATTATTACTGTTTTCATTATTATTATTATTGTTTCTATATGTTTGAAAACCTTGACCTTGATACATATTTCCTTGGTGATTTGTCCACGCACCCCTATAGCCATTTTCTCCATTATTTTCTCCATTATTTTCTCCATTATTATTATTTTCATTATTATTATTTTCATTATTGACATATCTAGCTGAAGGACCAAATTCTTCTTCGTTAGAGCTAGTGTTTGATGTACGATATGGTTGACCAACATCGGGATATATCCATTTTCCGGCATTTCGTTTTGATTTACGAAGATTTCGTTTTGATTTAAGATTTTGTTTTGATTTACGAAGATTTCGTTTTGATTTACGAAGATTTCGTTTTGATTTACGAAGATTTCGTTTTGATTTAAGAGTATTTTTTGATTTATTATACTTTTTGGTTCTTGTCATATATATTTGTATATTATTTTTTATTTTTTTTATATAGCTTTTTCGTGGTTTAATTATATTACCACTTCTTAATGGATTTAATATATATAACATACAATTATAGCCATTTATGTTCATAAAATGTTTATTATATATTTTATGTTCTTCTAAATATCCTTCTTTTTTTATCTAATAATTTAGTATTATTAATCCAATAAATTTTTCCATATACTAATTTATTTATACATGGTTCTATTGTAGCAACCCCGGACTTTCTTGAATGATTTAATATTTTTCTAAAAATTAATATATAATCTTTTATGGTTCCATAAGAAATAAATTTGTTTGAAGTAAACGTATTCATTTCTTTTTGAGACATATTTGCTCCATAACTAAAATAATACATATATATTAATTATAATACCAATTCATTGATAACCATGGAGGATTATCATATATTTTATTGTTTTTATCACGTGTTAGATTTGGACCATTTGTCATAATAGTTTGTATATTTTCTTCCGTTATAGCATAATCATAATATCTCAAATTAGATATATATCCACCAAATCCTTTGTTGTCTCCAACCGTTGTATCATAGTAATTTTGTTTAGGAACATTTAATAAAATATATTCTTTACTCATAACACCATTTATATAAACATTAACCTTTTTATCTTTCAATGTAATACTACATGATATCCATTTTTCAATAGGTATGTCATCTATATCAATTGTCTCATATACATCACTATCATTTGAATAAGTATTAAATACTAGTATTAATTTATTGTCTTGTTCACCATAATATAAGCCAGGTGAGTTATTTATAAAAGATACATTATGATTATCTAAAGTATCATACATTGTATAAGTTCCTTTTGAGAATATTCGTTTATATTGATTTCCGCTATTCAAAAATGGTTCTTCTATATATAACCAAAGAGACCATGTATATTCTATACCAGTTAATTCATTAACAGAACGCATAATAGGAATAGATTTGTCTACATTTGGATTACTTGATATTACGACGGATTTATCACTATCAATTAATCCATTTATTATATAAGGACTTCTTGTAGATCCGTATATATATTCTAAAAAAAATAATCCTAAATGAAATAACATAACAAATAATATAAGTATTAATAGTATAAATACAAATTTACTTATAGTTGTATTAACTTGAAAAAATGAGTCGGTTTCTTTATTCGTAGTTTCTTTATTTGCTGGTTTATTCGTAGTTTCTTTATTTACTGGTTTATTCGTAGTTTCTTTATTTGCTGGTTTATTCGTGGTTTCTTTATTCGTAGTTTCTTTATTTGCTGGTTTATTCGTGGTTTCTTTATTTGCTGGTTTATACGTAGTTTCTTTATTCGTAGTTTCTTTATTCGTAGTTTCTTTATTCATTGGACTTTTAATTACGCCTTTTGATTTTCCATCATTTAACATTTATATTCATACAATATAATATTTTGCTCTTTCATTTGTATCCTCATAGAATGTAACTGAAGCATTATATTTACTAAATAATGAACCAACTACAACTGAATTAAAACCATCTTTATAAATATTATAGGCTTTATCAGGCGATATCAAATAATTATAATAAGATGTTTTAGATATAGAACCTGAATATCCACCATCGGAACAAATAAAAAAATCATTGTTTTCGAATTCATCCATATATTGAACCCCAACAAATGTTTTTGTTTGAACTAATTTACCATTCAAATATATATCTGTATGATTGTCTCCAAACCCATAAGTTATATTAAACCATTTTTGAATTGGTATATTTTTTAAAGTTGACGATTGTTCATTATTAATTATATTACACGAATTATTTTCTATATCTACAATGGTTCCGTCTAAACATTCATATATATTATCGTTACATTTAACTCCGGTCGTTGAAGCAACATATTCATTGGTAGTTGTATTATAATTACATTCTAATAATTCAGCTGATATTCCTTCCACATTATCTTTACACCATAAAGACGCTTTTTCATAATTATTTGATAGGTCATTCATTGAAATATCTTTTACATAAAATTCTACAGTTATATCATTCTTGTAAGGTTCCAAATAAATATGTGGATTTTGTTTTTTTTCTGAATTTTCACGTTTCAATATAGTCTTTTTTTTACCGAACTTGTAATTCCAGTCATCAATATAAATCCATGTAGATATAGAATAATTACCACTATTTTGTATAAGAGTATCTTTTGGTATACGAGTTGTTTTTGTAGCATCGGTAATATTTGTAATTAACCTATTATAATTTTGAAACGCGTCTAAATTCATAAAAATAACAATAGCTAAAATGAATAATAATACGCTCATTATTATTTTAGTTTTAATTTCCATCTGATTTGTGAATATAATGTATGCTGTAATTATAAAAAAAATAGATATAAGTATACCAGAAAAACTAAATAATAACATTATATTAATTGTTTATTTTATTCTATTGAAAATAATTTTTGGTTATAAACTTCTTTTATTTTATATAAGGATAAAGGTTGGTCGTAATATTTCAAATTAGATATACCTCCTAAATCTGTATTATTAACCGACCCCACTTGTAAAACGTCGCTATCATTTATATAAGGAGACACATTTGCCTGAGTAGAAACAATAACATTATTTATAAATAAATCAAATTGTCCATTTACATAATTCATAACTATATGATTCCACTTTTGAAATAAAATTTTACTACTATTGTATATACGAGTTTGTTTAAAGGTTTCATTTTCTGACGTAACATCTGTTATTTCTATAATGATTTGGCGTGTATTATAATCATAATATAAAGATGGTCTAGACCCTAGGGTTAATATTAATGCTTTGTCTCTATTTTTTTCAGATAATATATTTGTATCTAAATACAACCAAAATGATATTCCATAATGATATGTATATAACAATGGACTTATGTACTGTGTCAATAAATCTTCTTCACTTTTTTGTTCACCAGATAGAAAATATTTATTTTTTAAAATAATAATAGAATAATATATCTTACTTAAAAAAGATTGTTTTAATTCATTGTTAATATAGTATTTTAGTTCATCTGGTTTATCTTTATATTTTATTATCATCTGTTTAAATTTATCGCGTTTACTCATATGTTTAATTACATATTGCTCAGTTGAATTATAACTCATGGATATATTATCAATAACCCCTTTTATTTCGTTATCACTCAATGATTTGAAACCTTCTTTATTGAATGTATAATTCCATAAAGTTTGCGCACTTTCTATTTTATCTTTTAATTCTTTTAAAGATAATGTTAAAATACTTTTATTCAAATATGTTTTTTTATCAATTAATAATATTCCATCATGTTTATACATATAATTCAGTATAAAAGGAATTACAAAATATATTACAATCAATAATATTAACAACAAACCTAATATATAGGTTGTTTTATTTGTATTTTTTGAGTCATCTATAATATAGTTTATAACTATAATCAAAATACACGGTATATAAAAAATAAAATATTGAATGGTATAAAATAAATCATCTGTTTTATTTATGTTAATCTCGGTATTTTCAAAAAATATTTTATATATAATAGCGAAGCCAACTAAATAAAATAAAAATACAGCCCCAAATGATATATCTATTACATATAATAATATGTTCTTTAATAAAAAATATATTATACAAAAAACTATAAATATCAAAATATAATATAATAGTTTATATAAAAAAAACATAATTTCTATATCTTTCTGAATAGAAAAAATTAAATAAATACCAATAATAGAAAAAAATAAAACAAATGGTAAATATACATAATTCAAAATTTTATATGGGTTCAAAAATAAAAACGCATAACCACTTAATAAGAATGATACAGTTAATATAATTTTTTCTTTATCTGATAAATCTATTTTTTGTAATAATGTTCGAATATATTGTACATTTTCACTTTGTATCATTATATATATTATAACATATTTTCCATAGCAGTTTTTTTACCGTGACAATCTCTACATAATGCTACTAGATTACTAATTTCATTTGTTCCACCGTTTTCTAATCTTATTGTATGATCTACCTCAAACCATGCGGGTAGTTGTTTTTGACATTCACCACATTTCCAGTTTTGCATAGAAGCTACATATTTTTTTTTTGTCTCGCTTACACTTCTTTTACTTTTACCACCAGAAGTTTGTATTCGCTCAATAGATTTACTTTGTGTATTGGTTATAAATGGAGTTATAATGTCTTTTGAATCTTTATCTATAGGTAATATTTTTACAAAGTTGTTTAAAATAGAGGCTGAATGTATATTATTTCCTTTATTAATCATTACATATAATCCTAAACCAAAAATAGCTATTCCAGCCATTTTATAATATTTTTTATAGGTTTTGAATAAATGAAAATAATAATGTTCGTGATATGTATCATATATCAATAATATGGTAAGTATAATAATCCATAATTTAACTTGCATATATAAAGTAAATACAAATTAATACTATACATATAAAAATATTTATTGACATATATTTTTTATAGTTTAAACTTTTTTCTTGTTCTGATATAAATAATATATAATCATAATGTTTTACATATTTATCCATATCTAAATAAGTTATTTTTTTTCTTTTATGATATGACTCGTAAATAATATAACTATAGGTAACCATATTGTCTGTGGTATCATAGTAATTTATAATAGAATATTCTTTTATAATCTGAAATAATAATTGTTGGTCTTTTCGGGTTGGTAAAAAAAATGGCATACATTCCATTAACTGTTTTATTTTTTTTTTATTTGATATATTTGGAACATATAAACGAGTAATAAAATATATATATTGAAATAGTATATCTATATTTAATTTAATCATATAAATATATAATATAATAAGAATTATGCTAGGTAAACCCCTATGTAATAATTGTGAAAATTATGGACATTTATTTTATAATTGTAAACGTCCTATTACAAGTTTAGGTATTATATGTTACCGTAAAAACAATGATATCATTGAATACTTAATGATTCAGCGGAAAGATACATTAGGATATGTTGATTTTTTAAGAGGTAAATATAACGAATATAATGATTATCATTTAAAGAATATTATTAAAGAAATGACAGACTATGAAATAGACCAAATTATAAGTTTATCCTATGAAGAACTATGGGATAAATTATGGAATAAAAAAAACGAACCTTACGACATTAAACATAAAGATAAAATGAAATTTGTATTAAATAATAAGAAATATCTATTAAACAAAAATAACTGGGCTTTACCTGAGTGGGGGTTTCCAAAAGGCCGACGAAATTATAAAGAAAAAGATATTGATTGTGCTTTAAGAGAGTTTCGGGAAGAGACTGGTTATCCAATTCATAGTATATTATTTATTAATAATATTCTTCCATTTGAAGAAGTATTTACTGGTTCGAATCTAAAGTCATATAAACATAAATACTACTTGGGTTATATGAATTATAAAGATACTTTATACAATGCCAAATTTCAAAAAAGTGAAATTGGTAATATGAAATGGTGTAATTATGAAGAATGTCTTTATATGATTCGTGATTATAATATAGAAAAAAAACATGTTATTAATTGTATAAATGAACTAATTAAAAATAGTGATATATATTAAATATGAGTATTAAATATATTAATCCGAATATAACTATCTCAAATTTGACCGAATATTTTGAAAAAATACCTATTGCTGGAGATGGTAATTGTGCGATACATAGTATTATATATGCTATAAATAAATATACAGATATTCAAACCTATAAAGCTTATAAGCCAACGAAATCAAACGGAATTCGTTATTATGATAGAAGACTTACAGACTTATTTAGAAATGATATATCAGAAATATACGGAGAAAAAATAGCAGAACGTCAAGCAAAATTACGAATCGCAACTGAAAATAATGCTATACAAAATCATAAAAAAAAAATAAAAAAATTTGAACAACGAAAACGTATCGTGTTGATGGATAGAGAATGGTTAAATAATGACGACATACAATTATATGGTGAAAAATACAACTTATGTATTGGATTATTTCAAACAAACCCATTTCGTTTTATTATTATGTCTAATATCAATGACACAGATTATGGGTTCAATAATTGTCCCAATGTTATATTTTTGTTAAATCGTAGTAAACAAACAGGTACTAGTAGTTTAAAAACAGATGGTAAAGCATTATTTACACCTATTTCAGGTATACATTTTGAAGCATTAGTTCCAAAAAAAGGTCTTGACATATATAAAGATCTAACTATGGACGAAATCACCAAATTAAATGATGCTTATAATAACCCAGTTGTTGAAAATGGTTCGCCTACTATTATAAAACCCAAGACAAAAGCAAAAGCAAAAGCCGAAGAAGATGAAGATGAAGATGAAGAAGATGAAGAAGATGAAGAAGATGAAGATGAAGAAGATGAAGAAGATGAAAACGAAGAAGAAAACGATAATAAAGACGAAAACGAAGAAGAAAACGAAAACGAAGAAGAAAACGAAAACGCCGAAAACGAAAACGATAATAAAGAAGCTGAAACACATCCAACCGAATTATTTTATAAAAAAGAACAAATCGATATGTTAAATGAATTTATTACAGAACTTAAACTAAAATATAATGTTGAATTAGATACTAAAATATGTTTTTATACCGAAATACCAGAAGTAATAGATAATAAAATAGTATTAAATACATTATTAATAAAAGACGTTATTAGAAAGACTTCTATAAAAAAACCAAATAAAAATGATGATGAGCCAATTCAACCACTACAAACTTTAACAGACGTAGACAATGAATTATTAAAAGATTTTCCGGCATATAGTCAAACAACCATAAATATTGATATGAAAAATTTTTATTTAAACGACCAATACGGATTTAATGATACTGTACATAATCTACTAGAAGATCTGTATAATGAAGAAGAAGATGAAAAAGATAGCTGCGATAAATCTTCATCTGATTTTGTCATGCTAAGACACCAAAAAATAGTACAAAAATATCTAAATAGTTATACACCGTATAGAGGGTTATTACTATATCATGGATTAGGTTCCGGTAAAACGTGTAGTTCTATTTCAATGATAGAAGGAATGAAACATGACAAAAAAATATATATAATGACACCTGCGTCTTTACAGCAAAACTATCGTACACAATTACAATTTTGCGGAGATCGTATTTTTAAAACAAATAATAATTGGACTAGATTAAAAGCAACAGACGATAACAAAGATAGTATTTTTCAATTATTCAAAGATTATCTATATTTAGATAAAGATAAAGATGCTATGATTAAGTATATAGATAAATATCATTGTGTATGGGTAATTAATAGCAGTGGAATAGCATTTAATAAATTAGAATCTAAGGATAAACTACAAGTAAACGAACTTATAACCCAGCTTATAAGTATGAAATATAGATTTATTAATTATAATGGTGTAAATAAAAAAAGTTGGGAACGTATAAGAGCAAATACGAATCCATTTCATAATAGTGTAGTTATTATTGACGAAGCTCATAATTTTATTGGTAAAGTATTTAATAAAATATCTACCGATAAAACATCAGTTTCTACAAATATGTATGATAATTTAATGGATGCTCAAAATTGTAAAATTGTATTGTTGTCAGGTACCCCTTATATAAATTCACCAGCCGAATTAGGAGTAATGTTTAATTTGATATCTGGTTATACGGTTCAATATGAATTTTTATTAAACGGAAAGTATAATAAAGACAAAATTAAACAACACTTAGCTGAAATAGAAAAATATAATATAGTTGACTATAAATTAAATAAAGTCTCTATTATAAGAAATCCATTTGGATTTATTACAACCGAGACTGGAGAAGTGAAATATGAAAAATCAGTTCAATTCAAAAATGATAATTATGTATCTAATATAACCAAAATCATAAATGATATAGAAGGATTATCGGTTGAAAATGTAAACATTCATAAATATAAAAAAATGCCTGAAAGTGAAAAGGATTTCAATAACTTATTTGTAAAACAAGAAGGTGATATAAAATTAATAGATAATAAAGATTTCTTTCAAACTCGTATTGCCGGATTAATTTCTTATTTAGGTGACAAAACTAGTTTAATGCCTAAACTATTAGAACATATAGTTGAATATATACCTATGAGTTCTCATCAAAAACGTGAATACGATAAGTATAAAGAGAAAGAATCCACTAAAAAAACCGATAGTAAAAGCGAAGGTAGTTATAAAGTATTTACACGCGCCGCATGTAATTTTGTATTTGATGATAAGATTGTAAGACCATTTCCAAAATTAATGAATAAGATTACTTCAGAAAAAGATTTTGATTATGCTGATAAAAACGAACGTATTAAACAAGATGATAGTTTGGATGAAGACGGTGACCATATTGTAGAAGATACAACATATGATACAAATATAAAACAGTTTATTATACAAGTTATAAAGAACCGAGATACATTGTTTAATAACGAATTAACTAAATTAGCTATATTCGAAAGAAAATCAACTGAACCTGACACTGGTCTACAAAAATATAGTCCGAAATTTGAAAAAATACTTAATAATATTTTAAATAATATAGATAAATGTCAATTACTTTATACTAGTTTTAGACGCATTGAAGGTATTGAAATGATGAGTCTTTTATTAAAATATCAAGGATTTCAACAATTAGAAATTAAACAAAACGGATCTATTTATAAGGTAGAATTACACGGATTACCTGGATATACCTATGATAAATTAAGAGTATTTACATTATATACTGGTACTGAAGACAAAGTGGTTAAAGAATATATAAGAAATATATATAACAGTGATTTCAATAAATTACCATCTTATATGACTACAACCTTGAAAACATTATATGGAGTTGAAGAATTAAATAACACTAGAGGAGACATTATCAATCTATTGATGATTACTGCTTCAGGTGCTGAAGGCATTGATTTACAAAATACAAGAATAGTTCATATTACAGAGCCTTATTGGCATTATGTTAGAATTGAACAAGTAATTGGTCGTGCTAGAAGAATATGTAGTCATAATCGGTTACCTATTGAAGAGCAAAACGTACAAGTATATATATATATTAGTGAATTAAATGATGAAAAAAAAGCAAAACCAGATATTTCTACAGATGAATTTTTACTTAAAATTATGAATGATAAACATAGATTATCTGAATCTTTTTTAAATACTTTAAAAGAAAGTGCCATTGATTGCGTATCTAGTAAAAACAAGTGCTTTAAATTCCCAAATAAAGAAAAGGGTAAAAAAGTATACGAATTAGATTACAAAAAAGAACCTCAACAAAAACAAAAAAGAAACGAACGGTTTATGAACTATTATATAAGTGTAGATGGGGTAAATATATCAGTTTTATATAAAGATACTATACCACCAGAGGCTTATATAAAAGAAGATAAAATATTAGTTACTCAAACTATACTACCTGGTAATAAAATATTTTATAAGGGTAATAAATATAAAATGTTACCGATTATAAAATAAACTACTTTCTTTACATATATTATCTTCACAATAGGGTAAATTATAAGGACACATATCTTCATTAGGTATGCTTGAATAATTATTCTTACACGATAACATATGTATATTATAAGAACCTAAATTTTGAGAAGAATATATACTTTCATTACAAAACCCTAACTGATTTACATTACCTTTACATATGGGTAATTCTTTTGGACACATATTTTCTTCAGGTATTGTACTATAGTCGCTTTTACATTGAATAAATAAATTGGATTGAATATCACTATTATATGGATTTATATATTTAGATATAGGTGGTTCTTTATATTGTTCTGGTTTGGTATATTCTGGAAGTTTAATTGTTTTATTTTTATTTATACTAAATATTGGAACTAATTCACCTTTTGTATTTTTCTCATATGGAAAATCTTTCATACATTTGGTTAATGTGCCTGAGCAATCTATATAACTATAATCACCGTATTTTAATTGTCCTACATAATTATTTGTAATTGGATTGTATAACATCGAAATATCAAAGTCCTTTATTCTATATATATCTTCACAAGATAATCCGATATCGTTATCTTTTAAATAACATAATCCATTTTGTATATAATCAAATATATATTCTGTCTTATCTGTGTATACTTGGTCTATAGACGCATAACATACACCATTATATTTATATGGTTTTTTTTGTGAACACCCATCTTTTACATTCGCAATTGCTGTATCGTAATCTACACATGAACCATCTACTATATAAGGAAAATTAATATTACACTTATTATCCATAACTGTATCCGTAATTGGATGACATTCGTCATTTGCGTATAAAGGTTTAGCCGAACTACATAAAGAAACGGAATACACAATATTTTTTACGTCTGTTTTTAATATTACTTTATCATTTTCTTTTAATTCACTAGCACTTATAGTATAGTCGTTTGGATTTACCGGTTTAACATCAAATGGATATTTAGTTGTATCTTTTAAATAATAATAATTATCGTGTTGATAACTTGCTTCCGACTCACTAGAGTAACATTGAGACAAATCACTATTTTCATAGTTTAAATTTATTACATCTAGCGGTAATTTCAAATGCCATGGGTCATTATTATTACATATGTTATATGGGTCATAATATACATCTCGTGTTTTACTTGAACTTGATAAAGATTCGTTTTGTTTGAAATCGCTTAAATATACTTTATCATAGCTAATATCGTTATAAGTTTTTCCATAGTTATAAACACTCCCTTCTATATCAATACTATTACCGAATACGTCTTTTTTTTTTAAATCACCATTATAACAATATTTATATCCATTATTACAACTATGGCGGTCTACTTCTGTTGGAAGTTTTAAATTCAACGAAACCCTATTAATGTCAGCTTGCTCTAAAGGCAAGAGTTCTAATGATTCTATTGTTGAACTATATAAAATGAATACTAATAAAAAAATACATAATAAAAAAATAATTTTTTTCATTATATTAATATATTATAATAATGATGGTGAACATTTTCCAAATTGAACACCACATTCATAACCAATACACGCTTCATTTTCTTTACATACATAATCTTTATATTTCGAATTAATCGTATCACCGTAATTGGCTATACATTTATTTCCACTTACATCTACTAAGCTTATGTCATTATCGGTTGTACCTGTATAACGAGTTAATTCACATTCTTCTTGAATATTGGTTCCATTTATTAAATTTGTATTATCCAACATATTACAAATATTATTTTTTACAAATACATTGTTTTCTTCGTCATATATAATTACATTATTACCACTTATTTCTGGGTCTATATAATCATTATTGTATGGCGTAGTTAGACCTCTAAATAAATTAAAGGATTCTTCATTTGATACACCATAAGACGCATATTTGCCCATCATATCAAAGGTTAAACTACCAATCGCGACTGGATTCAATGTTTCGCTATTAGTATTATATAAAGCAGAGCCTTCGCAATAAACCGGGTTCAAGCTTGAATCTGAATTACAATATGGTTTGTAATTTCCTTTTGAATTTTCAATAGGGGTATACATATTATCATTACATCTTAATTTACCAAAACAATAGGAGTATCTATTATCAGTCTCGTCTAAAAGACCACTTACATCTTCACTTTTATTCCAATAGTTTTTATGGGTTGTATCATTCATATCAACTTTGGATATGGTTAAATTTTTATAATTTCCGTTGAATGTATTTTTATCATTAGGTCGTGGATTCCATAAATACAATTCTACTTTTTCAACACCCGTATCTGTATATCCAGGAATATAAGATATGTCCGTTATACTATCTAAATATGTTTGTGAAGCTCCTAGTATGTATTTTTTATCGCTATCTGGATAACCTACAAATACATAAGACGTGTCAGTAGATTGAATTAATCCAACAAATCCGTCTGGTAAATTGTCACCATTCACATTTGGAATCGCGCTAATATCTTGACTCCATGTTATAGTAGTTGGGGTTTTTGACTCATATGTATCATAATAATTTAACTTTAATATACGATTATTACTAAAATCGTATTTAGAATACAATGAACTATTGTAATAATTTGGAGCATTTATATCGCCATTTTCATCGTACACAGCCTCTATATTTATACTTACATTACCTTTGAATGGGCTTTTAATATATTGGTCATTATAACTTTGTCTCAATACCAATTCCCATTGACCGTATGGAGATTTATCCGTAAATCCTTCTATCGATTGAATAAAATAATATATAAAAGGATATACAAATATACACAAAAACACTATAAATAATAAATTTCTTATTTTATTTTTCATATTATAAATATACATTATTTTTTTTGTAGGTGTCTTAATATTTTAATTTGAGATTCTAATAGTTGTTCTAATATTTTATTTTGTTGTTGAACCATATATTTAATTTCATTTATTTCTTTATTTTTAACCAAAATTGGTTCTTGAATGATTGGTTCTTGAATGATTGGTTCTTGAATGATTGGTTCTTGAATGATTGGTTCTTGAATGATTGGTTCTTGAATGATTGGTATACTTTGTTCTTTTGATATAATTTTATTAATTGGTTCATCATTT